AACTGGTATCGCTGGTCGCTTTCCATCAAGGATTGCGATCCAGCGATATTCATGACCAATTACTTGTTCCGTAGGTTCGAGCATAACAGAGAACAAAAGCTCTGGATTGCTTGGATCTACGGAACAACGTATTATCTTCCAACAACATGGGTGATCTGGAATGAATTCCCCGACATGGAACTCGTCGGTTCCGAGCGACTACGTCAATGGAACAATGATAATTACAAGCGGCTCCGATATCAGACAGACACTAAGTGGAATAAAGGTCATCTACCTGCGCAATTCGAATCATACAAAAACTGGGTTGGTGAACGATCACAACGAGAGTCATTCCAATCGTTTCTCCAAGGATCAGCCACAGAAAACTTTGACAAACTTTGGCCAGAAGTAAAAACAAAATTTCATAAGTTTGGTAGGTATTCTACCTGGTTTTATCTCCAAACACTCAAGCAATGTTGTGATATGCCGATCGAACCTTCTAGTCTTATGCTTGATGATCATGAGGGTAGTCGTTCACATCGCAATGGTCTTTTGTTAGCACTAGGTCTTGATGATTGGTACGATCAAAAACTATCGGCAAGCCAGCTAAACTATATCAATGGACAGGCTTATTATATCTTACAGGAAGTGAAACAAGAATTTCCTAACACTGACTACTTTGATATGGAAACTTGTTTGTGTTCATTCAAGAAGCTGTTTCGTAAATCAAAGGGCAGATATCTTGGATACTACCTTGATCGTCAGGCTGAAGAAATTAAACAATGTGAGAAAGATGATTGGTTTGGTATTGACTGGCAACCATTGTGGGACTCAAGAGTTGAAACTTTGAACAATAAACTCTTGACTAATAAGATAGATAATAGTAAAATGAGTTTGTACCTTGATAGTAATATACTAGATGCAACTGGTCTTTTCGAAAAGAAAAACATTGGACTTGAGGAGTTTTTTGGATGAAGGTGATAGCTATTGGTGGTAATCCAGGTAGTGGTAAGTCGACGCTGATGAAGCGATTGATTGAATATTATACACCTGAAAAAAAGTATAATGCGTTCAAGTTGGTTCCTTACCTACAAAATAAAAGAATTTACATTCTTGGTAAGTATGATGACGGCGAAGTTTTCTCTGGTACTGACCGTATGAGTATGGCAGTGCAGCCAGAGGCTATTAAATTTTTAGCTAGTCTTCCTAGTGACTCTATAGTATTATATGAGGGTGATAGGCTGTTCACTGCTTCATTCCTCGAAGACTGCGCTGAGAAGTATGAATTGAAGATCATTCACTTAGCAACTAGTGCTGCAGTTCGTGAACAAAGATACAAAGAAAGAGGTAGTAATCAAAACGTGACTTGGCTTCAAGGTCGCGAAAGTAAGATCAATAATATTTTGACGAATATGTCATTGTTATTTTTTGTAGATTCATTTAGTAATAATGATCATTATGAGCAGGAAATAGTATTTCAATCTGTAATCAATGAGGTGGAAAATGGATAATACATACGAACAAGAAAACGTTGCAACTGAAGGCGAAAATAATCTTTACGAGGAAGTTGCCGCTCAAGCCTTTCAAAGAATGCTTGAAGAATTTCATCAGTCAAAAAATAATATTCATTATAAGTATGCTGAAAATATGATTATTGCTGAATTTCAGGCATATATAGATGACACGTATAATGAACACTATGCAACAGAAAACGATGTGCAGTGTTTTGATGCGTGGATTGCTCTTGGAGAAGCAACACCTACTTTCCGTAATACAGCGATTAAGTATCTTTGGCGTTATGGTAAGAAGAATGGTAACAGTAAAGATGACTTGATGAAAGTCCTACATTACACGCTAATGTGTTTGTATAATGATCACTATAAGGATGTTAAGTAATGGAAATTAAAATTGATGTTGAAACGCTTAAGAAGCGTGGTTTGTTTGTAGCCACGCCAATGTATGGTGGAATGTGCGCTGGTATGTTTACTAAGTCATGCGCTGATTTGTCCGCTATTTGTACTCAGTATAATATCCCGATTCAGTTTTACTTCTTGTTCAATGAATCATTGATCACTCGTGCACGTAACTACTGCTGTGATGAATTTGTTCGTTCTGATATGCAGCATATGATGTTCATTGACGCTGATATTGGATTTAATCCTCAGGATGTCATCGCAATGATGGCGCTTCAGGCTAATGAGCCAGAGAAGTATAATATTATCGGCGGACCTTATCCTAAGAAGTGCATCAGCTGGGAAAAGATTAAGCTTGCTGTTGACAAGGGCATGGCTGATGAAGATCCTAATGCTCTCGAAAAGTTCGTAGGCGATTACGTCTTCAACCCGAAGGGCGGACAGCAGAGTATCGCAATTAGTGAGCCTTGTGAAGTTTTGGAAATTGGTACAGGGTTTATGATGATCGAAAAACAAGCAATGAAGAAGTTTGCTGACACTTACCCTGAATACTTGTATCGCCCTGATCACGTACGCACAGAACACTTCGATGGTTCTCGTGAGATTATGATGTACTTCCAGGCAGAAGTAGATCCTGTATCTAAGCGTTACCTTTCAGAAGATTATTGGTTCTGTCAGAAGGCTATTGCTGCAGACATCAAGACTTGGTTCTGTCCTTGGATGAAGCTCCAGCATGTTGGTAGTTATATCTTTGGCGGTTCTCTTGCTGATCTTGCATCAGTTGGAGCAGCTGCTACTGCAGACCCTGGAGCTCTTGGTGGTAAGCCAAAGAAGAAGTGAACCTAACCTAATTAATGGAGTATATTATGAAGCTTGACCCTAAGACAGTAACCGTGTTGAATAACTTTTCTTCGATCAATTCATCTATTTTGTTCAAGGAAGGTAACGTTATTTCAACTGTTTCTCCAACAAAGACAGTTCTTGCTAAGGCAACTGTACCTAATACGTTCACAAAGAGATTTGCTATCTATAACCTTTCAAGGTTCCTTAGTATCAATTCACTTATGAACAACGCTGATCTCTCATTCGAAGAAACAAGTGTTAGAATGATTGATGGGGTATCAGTTCTTAACTACCGTTATGCCGAAGAAACAACTATCAAGGTTCCACCAGAGAAGGAAATTTCTTTGCCTTCTGTTGATGTGGAATTTACCTTGATTGATAAGACCTTCAAGGAAGTTATCAAGGCTAATGGTGTTCTTCAGCTTCCAGAAGTTGCTGTTGTTGGTGAAGATGGTAACATTTATCTTCAGGCGCTTGATAGCAAGAATCCTTCATGTGATGTTTATAAGGTTAACGTTGGAACCACTGATAAAAACTTCCGTGTTATCTTTAAAGTTGAAAATGTCGTGAAGCTTATGACTGGAGATTACGAAGTTAAGATTTCGTCAAAGGGTATCTCTCACTTCAAGGGTTCCGATATCGAATATTGGATTGCTGTTGAATCAACTTCTTCATACGGAAGTTGATTTTGAATACTGGGAGGGCTATAATGGCTCTCCCACTTTTTTTATAATGGAGATATGTGATGAACGAAGAATTTCTTTGGGTCGAGAAGTATCGCCCGAAAACTATTGACGAAACAATTCTTCCTGTTGAATTGAAGGCAACCTTTCAACAGTTTGTTGAACAGAAGAATATCCCTAACCTAATCCTATCTGGTTCGGCTGGCGTTGGTAAAACGACAGTTGCTCGTGCTATGCTTGAGCAGCTTGGTTGTGACTACATTGTAATTAACGGATCTATGAATGGCAATATCGACACACTCAGAAACGAAATTCTTAACTTCGCATCTTCCGTTTCCCTCTCAGGTGGACGAAAGTATGTTATCTTGGATGAAGCCGACTACCTCAATGCCAACTCTACTCAACCTGCACTCCGCAATTTTATGGAAGAGTTCTCAAGGAACTGTGGGTTTATTCTCACCTGTAATTTCAAGAATCGCATTATCGAGCCTCTTCATTCGAGGTGCTCTGTCGTAGACTTCAAGATAAGCAAGAAGGATATGGCCAAGCTCGCTATGCAGTTTATGAAGCGAGTTAACTTTATTCTTAACACAGAAAATGTTAAATATGAATCAGCTGTGATTGCAGAGGTTATCACAAAGCATTTTCCTGACTGGCGTCGTGTTCTTAACGAACTACAGCGTTATTCAGCTACAGGCGCTGTTGATTCTGGTATTCTCGCGAATATGCAGGAAACTAGCATCAAAGAACTTATCGGGTATATGAAAGATAAAAACTTCACAGAAGTACGCAAGTGGGTGAAGAACAATATTGATTCTGATGTTAACACTTTGTATTCTACATTCTATGAAGCTTCCGCAGAATATTTTTCTCCAGAGTATATTCCCGCTTTGGTTGTTCTGATTGGTAAGTATCAATATCAAAATGCATTTGCTGCCAACAGCGAGATTAATTTTGCGGCATTCTGCTCTGAAATTATGCTCGAGTTGGAAATTAAGTAATGGCTGAAAGATACAACTGGGAATGGGAAAATAATATCAACTCTGGTAAACAGTTGATCGATATCGATCAGCCACAAGAACACAAATATAATGCATGGCGAACAAATTCCTCTTTGAGCAATCATAGAGAAACTTTGCCATATGCAAATATGATGAATAGAAAATTTCATTTATCCGAAAAAATGCAATATCATTATTTGTATTATTCGATCCGTAAACAAACTAGATATGGTAAAAAGAAAACTGATGCTGATAAGGAGTTAGAGGCGCAGCAAAAGGCTTATAACGAGATAATTACCCTAATTCAAGAATATTATAAATACAACATTGCTCGTGCAAAAGAAGCATACAAGATTTTTTCTTCAGAGCAAATTGATATTATTAGAAAAAAATTAGAAAAAGGTGGGTAATTATGTCTACAGTCGATTCACTAATTGAGGTGAAAATAGCTGAAGAGGAAGATTTCTTAAAGATAAAAGAAACTTTAACTCGTATCGGTGTTGCATCTCGCAAAGATCAAAAGCTTTATCAGTCTTGTCATATTTTGCATAAACAAGGTAAGTATTATATCGTACACTTCAAAGAGTTGTTTGCATTGGATGGTAAACCATCTGACTTCACTAGTGAAGATAAGGGTCGTCGTAACACGATCATTCAGTTGCTTGAAGAGTGGGGATTGATCAAAGTTGTTGAATCATCTTTAATTGTTGAACCAAAATCACCTATGTCGCAGGTGAAAATTATCCCACATAAGGATAAGGCAAACTGGACACTTGAAGCTAAATACAACATTGGAAGAAAGAAAAAGTAATGTTCAAATTCTTTGCTATGAAAACAAAGCCAAAAACTACGGCTGATGATAAAATTGAACAAATCATAAATTTATTGTTTCCGGCTCTTGATCTTCACACAGACAAAAACGGAGACAAATTTCATATCGACTACTCAGTTGATACCAATCTAGAAGCTGCTCTGATGGACCTCGAAGATGGTCATAACGATGCTGCAAGCCAAAAAACTATCAGAAATTGCACTGATAGAATTATCAAAGTAAGACAAATTTTGGAAGCATATCGCGAAATTGACGATGAGGTAAAATATTTCATCGCTGACGATCTTGAGGAGAACAAAGTTGAAAA